CGGAATAGGGCGCTTAGGGTAAACCTCGCTTAGATGTTCGCATCTTAGGCACAGGGGAAACCCCTAAGAACTGGTTGTTTATGCCAGTTGCTTCGACCGCTTGTTTCTAGTTCTGCTAGAAACAGGTCCATCAGGAGGCCTCTTAAATCCCGCGTGGATAGAGAGGACTCCTGTAGAAGCCAAATCAACGGTTAGACGGGGTAACCCCTTCTCAAGCTCCTCACGAAGTGAGAGAGAACCGTCGACTTTGTCCTTCTCGTCTACGTTATAGACGAAGAAGGTCTTAAGTTTCTTAAAGGACGACTTAAGGTCATCCTTAGAAATCTTGATATCTTTTACCCGTCTTGAGACACCTACGGTGTCCAAAACAGGGTTCCAGATGTCTCGGTATCGAGTCCGCCAATCTGTTGTATTATAAACATCTTGGCGACTCTTACCTGTGAAGACGCTGAGCCATAGCTTGCCCCGAAGGGCAAGGTCTACGACTTCGTCTTCCGGAAGCCACCCGCGCATCCTAAGGGTACGCAGGTTGGCTTTGTTGCCTGCCAAAGGGTCGCAACCAGGCGTGCTCTGTACAGCTTGGTACATTGTTTGCCTAGTTACGATTCCTTTGTCAAGCATCTCTATTACCTGGTCTTTAACATTGGTCTCCAATGTGAAACCTCGGTAAGAAGAGTTGGACGGCAGAGCGGAAAGTGTCCGCAATGCCATCTTGATCTCACGGTTAGACTCAAGGTTTGGTTCGTCTAGAACCATTCTGATGAGTACTTTCGTGGGATAGGGCAGGTTGTCCTTGATATCATCAAGGTCATCCTCCCTGTACAGGTCCAAACCTCCTAGGCTCCTAGGAAGCAAGATCTGGTGAAAGAGCTTTGTGGTAGGTTTAGGGAGCATCGCTCCCATACGATCACAAAACCTCTGACGAACCATTTTTACCCAAGATTTTGGGAAGAATGTTTCGTTAAGCCATTTCAGAGAACTTCCAAGCGAAATTCCCTTTCCAATGGCGGTGTTATGGTCGTTAACTACCTCCGTTGACTTAGTCAGTGGTGATAGTAAACGGACCTTAACTGAATCTACAAACGGCCCCTTGGCATAGCCATCGGGCGTATTGATAGATTGAATCGTCCACTTGGACGGTTTCAGAAGCTGAGGGCAGAGGAGAATTTTCTCTGTCATGATAACAAAGTTATCAGAGATCCTGTCTTCAGTTTCGGACCGAATTGCCCCAAAGAGATCCAAGTTCGCTTGGATCCTATGGAGATATTCGGGTGGACCGATGGCGGTTTGATTGTCGCCTGAAACTGCGTAGCAGCGCCAGGCGGCTCC